AGAGTTTTACTTTACTGGGGTGAGTGGGACACAGCAAAAAGACAAGATGTTAGTATTAAAAGAATGAGTAGCGCTTTCAAAAAACTACCAAAAATGGCTGTTGACTACAAAGAAATTACAGATTATTTTAATAATTTACAAAAGAGTCTTAGAGATAGAGCCTTAAATCTATCAGAGACTACGTTCATAGAATGGGATGGTATGGATAGAGAAGAGCAAGAAGAAATACTACAAAGTGTGATGCATGAAATGTTTACAGCAGACGAAACTTTCTATGCTGCTTGTTACGACGCTATTGATGATTATTATGATTTATTAAATGGTTTAGCGCCCGGTATAGGTGAAGTTGTAGCATCTTTTATGCCAGCAGTTGAAAATTATACTGTTATTTTTGCTACGCATATGGCTATGATTGAAGGAGTTTGGACTGTTACTGGAGAACACGTAGATATGGCTAAAGACATTCTATACGACCTTACAAGAAATCTAATTCTTTGGTTAGAGGATGAAGTCGAAGTTGGATTTAAGAAAACAGAAGTTGCAGAATACAGGAATAAGTTTACGCTATCTTTCCAAAATACTGACAAATACGACTTTGAAGATAGTCGTGGAAACGGTTGGGCTAGGAAAGAAGCAATGCTCAAAGTCTATGAAGAGAGAGCGAATGTTACTAGAGGAACTGCTTGGAACCACTTTACAAAATATGCTAAAGATATGTTTGACACAACGAAATCTGGAAAATTAGTATTCTTAAAATTAAAAAAGGATAAGAACGAATAACTTTTGTACAAAGATAGGTTGGTGGACACATGACAGATATTCTATCTTTAGATATTGAAACGGCAAATTACTCTTATGATATTGGAGGATGGAATAATAGAACCCTCTTTGAACCTAGTGTAATCGCTACTTGGGATGGCTCTAATGCTACAGTATTTACTAAGAAAGATGTTGCGATTAAAAGTGCTACAATCTTACCTTTACATGCTAAAGATATAGGTAATCATCTCACAGCCCATATAGAAAAAGGTGGAAAAATATTAGGTCACAATATACTTAATTTTGACTTACCTGTAATTAAAGAATCACTAGATTGTTTTGCAGCAGGAGATATAATGTATAAAAACCAAGACAGTATTATTGATACTAAAAAGATAATTCAAAAATCCTCCTTAAAACATGGTAGAATCACAACTACATTGGATATGTTAGTAAAAAATACCATTGATAATTTTAAGTCCATGTCTAGCATAGAAGCACCTAAAGCGTGGGGTAAAGGGCGTTATACAGAAGTGGCTGAGTATTGTCTAAAAGATGCTAAATTAACATATGATTTGTACAAACATATGCAAGAACATAATATAGTCAAATCCCGTTCTCTGGAAACAGGGGAAGTGATTGAAATAGAAATAGAATGGTGAAAAAATGAAAATAGAAGAAGAAATAAAAATGAAAGTTGCAATAGATTCCTTATTTGATGTTATATCTAGAGGGGGAGCGTTATCAGATATACAAAGATTAGCGGCAAAACTTGCTGTTGATGTAGGGTGGCCTTTTACTCCAGAAAATAAAGATGAGGAGGAATGAAAATGGAAAAACAAGAGACAAGAAAAGCAAATGCACAGGCGTTGAATATAAACGCTGCAAAAGCCATAGTAGAGACTTGTAAAAGCACTCTCGGTCCTATGGGTATGGATAAGATGATGGTGGATGGTGCAGGAAACGTAATTGTCACAAACGATGGTGCTACAATTTTACGAGAATTAGATGTTGCTCATCCGGGTGCTAAAATGATGGTAGAAATATCTAAGACTCAAGAATCTTTGTGCTATGATGGTACAACTACCACAGTGGTACTTGCTGGTCAATTACTTACTAACAGTGAGAGTTTATACAAAAAAGGATTGCACCCAAATGTAATTTGTAGGGGCTATCACGAAGCAGCAAGAATGGCTTCAAAATATCTTGAGAGTGATGTTGCTTTTGAAGGTAATGAAGACGTTCTAAAAAATATAGCAAAAACCGCAATAACAGGAAAAACTCTGGAAACAGCGACTGATATTGTTAGTCAATTGTGTGTAGATTCTGTAGTTAAAGCGGGTGAATCAGATAAAGTTAGAGTTGTTAGTTTACCCGGAGGTAGTATTGAAGATTCGTATCTTTTTAACGGTGTGGTATTAAGCAAGAATCTAGTTTTAGATGTCGATTTCAAAAAGAATACCAAAGTAGTTTTAGTTAATACAGGTCTTGAAAATGAAAAGACTGAAGAAAATATATCTATTCAAATGGATGCCGAGTCTTATACACAATTTAAACAGGGAAATCAAGATAGTCTTTTAGATAAGGCAAAAAAGATTGTACATAGTATTGGTGATGAAGGTATTGTATTCGTTAGAGATGGAGTTCATGACAATATTTGTGCGTATCTAAAAAAGAACAATATAGGAGTGGTAAGAAGATTACCAGAAAGTATGATGAAAGCCTTGAGTAATACTTTAAATTTAAATGTTGCACAAACAGTAAATGATTTGGAAGAAAACGCTTCAGCAAAAATAATTAGACAAAAACACAACGATGTTTACTATTTATTCATACAAGGTGATAAGGAATCAAACCAATCTACTTTAATTTTAAGGGGTGCTACTCAATCTACTCTTGATGAAGTAGAGCGAGGATTTGATGATGCTTTAGGTGTAGTAGGTATGGTAAAAGATACAAATCGTGTAGTTTATGGTGGAGGCTCTTCTTTCGTAGCAATGGCTTCTCATCTAAGGAGTCATGCAGCATCTATTGGTGGAAGGGCGCAAATGGCTATCGAAGCCTATGCTGACGCTCTAGAGATTATACCAGCAACCATTGCTGAAAATGCAGGTCATGACCCATTAGATACGGTTCTCTCAATGAGACATGCTGTACAGCAAGGTGATTTGGAATACGGCCCTGATGTAACAAATGGCGGTATTCATAGTATGAAAGAAGAAGATGTAATAGAGCCTATGCAATTGATAAAGCAAGCGATGTTATCTGCAACAGAAGTTACGACATCTATATTAAGGATAGATGATATAGTCAGCCGAAGGCCAGTTGAGTAATATGGGTAGATTATTAGATAAATTAAATGTTACATGTAGGGCTTGTGGTCACACACATATCCCAAGAAGATTATCTGCTAGATACCACGATACTGTTGGAAAAAGAATTCATTTATGGGAATGTAAACAATGTAAGCATATATGGGTTGATACAGCCTTCAAAGCGAAGGGTTTATTCAAAAGAAGGTAATCCGTATATCTGAGGGTTTACTACGCTAAACACCATTTAAAAATAGTCTCTTTGATTGTATGTCAGCATGTTTCCCAAGCACAGTAGTATGACGGTTTCTTTTCAATTTTCATTCCCGTCACTTGGTGTACCCTCAAAAAAAAATACAGTTCTTGATGCAAGAACAAGAAAAAACAATATAGTATTAGTTTACTTTTTACACTATGTTAGACATAGCAGGTTTAGATAGAATAGTATCTCAACCAATACACATAGAAACCGTTATGCTTCAAATTAAAATATTCTTTGTAATTGTAGCCCAACAAATATCTTATCTTATTCATACTTTAGTAAACGAGGTTAGATATGAATAAAATAGATAAAATCTTTTGGACATTATCTAATCGTTTTTGGGTATGGATAGCAACCAAAAAGGAGGATTACAATGAAAGATAGAAAACACCACAATGGCGCTTGTAAAATGTGGCAAGCATTTATGGCAGAATCATTTAAAGATTGGGATTAACAATCTTCGCCTTCTGTAAAACCATCTTTTGTCTTTAAGTCAATGTAGCATTGTTTGATTATGTTGTATTGAGTTTTAGCAGCAGATTCACTCATCAAAAATTTACCATTAAAACCGCCAATAGGAGATGCGCCATTCACATAGGCATCATCCGATGCGTATATTTTACCACTATATTGAACAGGGAATGTTTTATTTCCTTCTTCATCTACTTCTTTATTACATCTAGTATCAACTATTACACAATGAGCGTAGTCGCAAGTTATTCCATAGTTTGTTTCGTATTCAATTTTTAGTGCCATTTTAATCCATCCATGTTGGGGGTTCGGGGTAATATTGTCCGTAGTCTAAAGGTAATTCATCCCCTACTATCGTAGCAAGCGTAGCAGGGAAATCTAATAACTCTTGTCTGTAAGTTGCTAATTCACTTTTTTGTGTATCTGTTAGACTATTATACAAAAGAGGTTTACTTTGATAATAATCCACTCTTTTTTCCAACCAATAATCTCTGCCTATCCTTACATTATTCCATGCTTCTTCTTCTGTTAATACCATTTAATCACTCAACCTGTTCTCCTAAATCTTGCTGTCATTCTCATAGGGCCAACTTGTCTTGAACTTGTTGTTGTTCGTAAGTTGAATCTATCACCATTTGTAAATGCATAATTTAATCCCGTATGGTGTGTATCATGTACCCCACTAGTATGATTCGTGCTTAAATTACCGCTTTGATTAGAACCGTTCTTTACTACAACAAACGTAGTAGTACCACTACTTACATTACCACTATTACCGAATACTACATCTATTCTTTCTAAAACACAATTATGAGGCACGTTAATACCAAAGTCAGTTCCTGTGCTTGTATTGGTTACATTAGCCCTACCATTACCGTATGAAAATTGATAACCATTAGCATTACCTGTAGTTCCTGTACCTGCATATAAATCTCCTTCCTCTCCAAAAATAACAAATGTATGGTCACTACCATTAGCATGTGTTACAAAACCATTAGAGTTACCTGTAATCCAAGTAACGCCACCATCACCGGAACTTATTGATAATTGGTCATCTGCTGTTGCACTTGGAACGTTTGCCGAACCGATAACAACATTGTTTGAGCCTGTGGTTATATTATCGCCCGATAGCCAACCAAGCGTAATATTTTTACTTCCACTTGTAACTCCAGTACCTGAAAGATGTCCGATTATTGTATTTGAATCTCCGCTTGTAATTGCATCTCCACTATAATTACCGATTGATACATTTTGTTCTGCACCTGCGAGA